TGCCGGAGGCGTTGAAGGTCAGGGTGATGTCGCCACCATTGGGGGTGATCGGCAGCCCGGCGCTGGCGGAGTCGATGTAGGCAACGAGCTTGCTCGTGGACTCGACTCCACTGTCCTGGTAGAAGATGAGCGCGGCGCCCGCCGAGCCGGTGACGGCGGTGAAGGTGACGTTGTCGGCGTCGAACACGCCGCCGGTGAACGTCTTGCCGGCCAGGTTGCCGGAGGTGGCTACCCGTAGACCGCCGGTGACGTCGTCCAGGTTGTCGTGCGCGGTGCTGTACGTGTAGCCGGAGGTAACGAGGACCACCTTGACGTTGCCGTCCAGGTCCAGATCACCCTTGAGGAAGGCGAGCTTCGCGGCGGGATATACGGCGTTGGCCATCAGGGTTTCCGTTTCTGGAGTAGGGCGACGGAGTCCACCCACACGTCCAGGTCCGCACGGTCCACGAAGGTGCCCGCCCAGCTCAGGGACTCGCTCAGGCCCGGCGTGGGGTGCGCGATGGTGGGGATGCCGGACACGGCGGCTTCCACGGCGCACCGGCCCCAGCTTTCGTACGTGCTGGGCATCAGCAGGACCCGGGTTTGGGTGTAGACCTCGCGCATGTCGGCGGTCTGTTGCATCAGCTCGACGTTGGGGTGTTCTTCAATGACCTGTTGGCCGTAGCCGCCCAGGACGCCGACGAACTGGACGTCGGGGAGGGCTTTGGCGCAGTGGTAGAAGACTTCGGCGCCCTTGTCCGCCCAGAGGTTGACGAGAGTGACTTTCTCGCCGGGGCTGGTGCGGTAGTCGTCGGGGTCCACCGGGGGGCGCACCACGATGGCGCGGCTGTGGGTGTCCTTGCTCAGGGCGGCTCGGACCCAATCGCTGTTGAAGACGGCCAGATCGCAGCGCATGCGTAGCCGGTCTACTGTTCCCCACCGGTCATTGTGGATCAGTTGCACGATGGGGACGTCGGCAATCTCCGCGATGGCGGCGGCCCGGTCGGTGGCCTCCAGCATGGTGACGATCAGGTCGGCCTGCGGCAGGACCCGCAGCGCCTGGCGCCGGTTGCCGTTGTACGGGGTGACCTTCAGCCCGTCCCACTCGTACGGCAGAAACGTCCTGCTGGGGCGGTGGATCATGACTTCCACCTCGTGACCTGCCGCCGACAGCGGCTTGAGCAGGTCACGGAGCATGGTCTGGGCACCGGCCATGCAGTCCGGTAGGTACAGGTTGGTGTAGGCGATGATCCGCACGCGCGCTCCCCCTGTCAGTTGGTGGCTGTTGCGCGGGGCGCGGAGCCGTTACGATCCGTCGTCATGGATGAGATCGGGCTTTGGCTTGCCCACCTGAGCTGGGAATGGATCGGCCTCGGGCTGGTCGGCTGGCTCGCCCTGCTCCTGCTAGTCGCCTACGGCTTGCACACCCGTCGCGAAAAGAAGCGAAAGGATCTGCCCATGACCATCAGGCCCGATTTCCCGTACGCCGCGAAGGAGCAGGAACCTTGAGGAGACAACTGGTCACACTGGCCACCGCACTACTGGTTCTAACCGGCTGTAGCAGCGGCTCGGACCAGTCCACCGCAGGCAAGGCCCTGGACAAGGTCACATTCGTGACCGCCGTCCAAGCGAACGGGCGCGGCGCGGACGTCTTCGTCGCGGACAAGAAAGGCTACTACAAGGACGCTGGAATCGCCGTCGACATTGTCCTGGGGTCGTCCGTCGAAAAGAACATGGGCAGTCTGACCAGTGGCAAGGCCATGTTCGCGGAATTCGATAGCACGGGGGCGATCATCCAGATAGGCCGGCAGTCCTTCACGGACGTCCGTATGATCGCCGCTATCCACACCCGCATGTTGCCGGCAATCATCAGCCTGGACCCCGCCATTGCCACGCCGAAAGACCTGGCGGGCCGCAAGTTGGGGGTGGCGCCGGGCGGTGTCAACGAAATGCTGTTCCCCACCTACGCCAAGCTGGCGGGCCTGGACCCCCGCACGGTCAAGGTTGTGCGGATCGCATCCAACAACCAGGTGGCGGCGTTGGTGGAGGGGAAGGTGGATGCCCTGTCCACCTTCCTGGTTCAGCAGTCGAACATCGAAACGGCGGCGGGGAAGGCCGGCCGGACGCCGCGAGCCCTGGTGATGCCCTACACCGACTACATCGGCGACGCGATGGGCAACGCGCTGGCCACGAGCACGGCGGTCATCGACAAGGACCCGGATCTGGTGCGGCGGTTCCGGGATGCCACCTTGAAGGGTTTGCGGTACACGGTCGACCACCCGGAGGAGGCGGCGGACATCTTGCACGCCGCGCAGCCGGCGACGTCGGCGGCGGCGGCACTGGGGGAGATCAGGGCAATGGGGCCGTACGTCACACCCACGGACGGTGTCCTCGGCGCTATACCGGAGTCCCGGGTGGCCAAGATCATCGCGCTGTGCCGGTCGTTGGATCTGTTCGCGCCGGAGATCCAGCCGGCGGCCGTGGTCGACTTCTCCCTGACGCCCACGGCCTGATGCCATCCTGCCGTCCACCTTTTGTGTCTGGCGTCTGGGCTGAGGAATCCCCCGGGGCTACCGCCACGTAAGGACGTCAGCGGGGGGTGGCACGCCCGGCAGGGCGGGCCGAACAGAGGGGAAGCGTTCCGACCGGGGGCGCTTCCCCTCTGCTGTGTTACGAGGCCAGGTAGTCACCGGGCTTCAGGACCACCCACGGGTAGCCGTCCGAGCTGAGCTGGGTCGTCGGCACCGCCGTGGCCCAACCGATCCGGCACACCACACGCATGATCTTCGAGTCCTGCTGCATGCTGTTGAAGACGACGTTTCCGGAGTCGTCGGAGATGACAGCACTGTCGAAAATCTGGAACGTGATGTCCTGGCGGACACCGATGATGCTCTTGCTCCAGTCCCCGCCGATCAGCATCGCCGTGTTGCTGGACCACGCGCCGGAGCTGACCTCCGGCATCGGGTAGCCGAACAGCGTGGACGGCGTCGTCGCCGCCAGGCTCGGCGTGTAGATCGGGACACCATCCGTGCTCCGCTGGCCCACCAGGCGCCAGTGGAAGCCCGGCGCGGCGGCGAAGCCCGTCAGGGGGAAGCCGTCCTGGCTGAGGACGAAGCCCATCCGGGCAACGTCGGCGGCCAGGTCTTCGTAGTCCCCGCCGGACACGAAGTTGCCGGCGGCGTTCGCCCCGGTGTAGATGGCGCTGCTGGTCCACGTGGAGGGCTTGTTGGTGCCCCACAGTGTGGCCAGGTCGACCAGCTTCCCGATAGCGGACACCAGGCGCGGACGCACCTGGCTCCAGATGGGCACGGCGGAGTCCGCCATGTACTCGTCCGGGACCACGACCAGAGCCGCGATGGGCTCGGCCGTGAGGACCACATTGGTCCAGTCCATCGCGGTCGTTTGCTTGAGGCCGGTGTCACCCGAAACCCAATAGGCGTCCGGGAGGACGTCCAGGACCGGCTGGCGGTACTTGCGAGAACTCATCGTGATTCGCCGGGACAGCGCCATGACGGCGGATGCCTGCGGCAGATCCTGGATGATCTCGCTCGATACCTCCTCCGGGATCTCAAGGGGATCGTTGCTTGCGTCACGCGAAATGACCTCGTCGTACGTAGGCACAAACCCCTCCTCTCAATGAAAAAGCCGCCCGTAGGCGGCTTGTGTCGTGTGTGGACTAACGGCGAAGCGAAGACCGAATGAAGTCGTCGATGTTGGAGCCCTTGGAACCCACGGACCGGCCGCGTGTTCCGGGCTTCAGGTCGGGAGCGCCGTTGCGGATGTGCTTCTTCAGTGCCGCCGCTGACGCGTCGATCTCGTCCTTGGTGCTGCCGGCAAGCAGCGACACCAGGTCGGGCGGGATCTGATGCGTCGCGGCGACTTCGGCACGGGTGGCGCGAAGCTCCAACGCGGCCAGCTTGCTCTCCGCGTCCTTCCTGGCAGCTTCGGCCTTTTCCGCCTCGGTCTTCTGGCTGTCCTCGTGCACGCGCCACTTCTGGGCGTCCACGCGGTAGCCGGCCGCTTCCTTACGGGCGCGGCTCAGCTCCGCCTTGAGGGCGGCACCGTCCAGCTCCGTCTTGTCCTCGGACTTGTCTTCGGGCTTGTCGCCTTCGACCTCAGGGGCCTCCGGGGTCTCTTCGGTCATGTAGTCCCTCCTGGGGATGCCCGCCTGGGGCAGGTCGTTACGATGGGGCGTATGGAGTCATGGAAGATCGCGGTGCCAGTCGGGTCCGTCCAGGACCGGCTCAGGCGTTACCGAAGTGACCGCTGGGCTCACCGGCGCTACTGCCCGCCCGGCTGTGCCGAGGTGGCGCGGTACGACCGCATCCGGCGCATGCACCAGCTCTACGCGCGGCGGTGGCGCTGACTGAGCCCCGAAGGACCGGTGAACTTGTCAGTCGAGTAGGTCAGCGTCGGCCCGTACTCGCCGTGCTCCCGGGTGACCAGGATCTTCCGGTAGTCGATCTTGCGGGCCGCCGCGTCGGACACCCCGAACTTCACGGCGACGGCGGCGTGCACCTGGGCTAACAGGGTGTCGTCCAGCACCTGGTGCACGTCCTGGTCGGTGATGATCGGCGCCACGGTGCAATTGCAGTTGGGATGGATCTTCTTCAGGTCCCCGCGCCGGTATCGCTGGGTGGAGGCCACGATGCACAGCGCACAGTTGGTGGCTCCATTGAGGACACGTCGGTAGCCGGCGAGCCGGGTCTGCCCGACGATGTCCCGGACGGTCCAGTCGTGGGTCAGCTCCATGTCGATGTCGCTGAGCTGATCCAGCCGGGTCGCCCCGTGCTCCAGGGCCTGCGTCATGTCCAGGCCATCGGCCAGGCTCGTCCACACATCCACAAACGGCCTGGCGTACACCTCGGCGGGCGGAACACCGTTACGGATGACCGCACCGGTAACGCGGCTGGTCTGAAGCCGGGCGTCGAACGGCTCCCCCAGGACGTCGTACTGATCCCTCAGATACGCCCAGGTGGACTCCGCCATCACCTGCTCATAGGCCATGACGGTGGGCACGGCTTCGCGGACGAACAGGTCCACCTGGGACTTGTGGTGGTCCGCGAGGGCGAACCACCACGCCCTCAATGCGTTGGACAGGGCCTGCTTCAGGGACGACTTGGTCCGCCCCGCCTGGTGGGCGATCTCATCAACTGTTGCCACTGACGGGCTTACTGGTCGCGGTCGGCTTCGCGGGCTTGCCCGCTGCGGGCTTGCCCGGCGCGGCCGGCGGCGGCTTGGTCGGGTCGGGGGCAACCCCGGCGTCGATCATCATCTTCTGTTGCTGGATCTGTTGCATCGTCTTGCGCAGCTCCTCCGCCTGGCGCTCCGTCTTGGCCCGCTCGATCTGCGTCGGGCTGTACTGCAAGCGCTCCATGAGCAGGGAGAACGGCACGCCGATGGTGCCTTCCTTCAGGACGGCGTCGGCCAGCTCGGCGCGGCTGCGGCTCTCCGGGTCTTCCCAGATCACTTCAACGCCGGTCTTCTTGCCCTTCTCCGCCTCGCCCTGAAGAACCATCGCGGTCTTCATGACCTGCTCCCACGCGGCTCCCACGGAGCGCATGCGGTCCTTGACTTTCGCCACCAGGCCGGTTTCCGCTGCCTTCAACGCGTCGCCGGAGACGTTGACGACGGCGCCGATCAGGTAGTGGGGTGGGGTTTTGGAGATGGCGGCCAGGTCCTCCACGTCGGAGCGGACGGCGTCCAGGGTTTGCCGTAGGTCGGCCTCCTTGAATTCGCCGAACGCCGCGTCGGTGGATGTGGTTGCCCAGAGGATGTCCGCGCCGGGGTCGAACGGCGGCCGGGGCTTGCCCCCGGAGTCCTTTTCGACCGCGATTCCCTTGGCCCACCTTTGCTTGTACGCCTGCGCCCGGGAGATGATCATGCGGTCCAGGACGGTGGCGTTGATGCGGTCCTGGATGTCAATCAGGCCCTCGAACTCGCCCCGGGAGTCATTGTTGAAGGTGGGACGCCACGGGAACCGGATGATGGGGTTGACGCCCCATGGGTTGTCCGCGATGTCGTCGACCCGCCAGGCGAGGTGGTTGACGAGATCCTGGTGCAGGATCGTCGGGTTGCTGGCGGTGGTGGAGACC